GTCAATAGAACTTTTAATATAATTATCATATATGTCTTCAACTATTTGATGTACTAAATGTGATGGATAACTCTTTTGAACTTTTGTTTTCAAATTAAAAATATATTCCATACTAACAAAATGAAGTTTATATACAAAAACTCTATCATTATCTTGATGTTTATTGAAATCTGTAACTTTAATTATTCTAAAATATCTATCAACAGTATCTTCTGGTCCTGCACCAGTAGAGTAAAATGTGAAATGAAAAAATTCATCTCCAATTATTGGCATTTCTTCATATAAACCAAATGAATCAACAATCTCAACAAATCCTTTTATATATGGAGAAAATAAATCTTCAGTCAATGACAATTGTGTAAAAATTTTAGAAATGTCAATGGCGATGGAATAGTTATGAGGACTAATAATCCTCATATTACTAATAGAAATTTCACCTACTGATACTGGATTTCTAGATGTATTTGAAAGTCTATTTGAAGCTGGATCAGCAACAAACGTATCATAATCGCTAAACATTTTTCAATAATTCTCTCAAATTTTGTTGTAGTTCCTCTGCATAGATGTCTTCAATTAAAACTATATTTTTCTTTTTTTCATTATAATCATATTCATACTGATAATTTGTAACTGTCTTTGCTTTGTCTGGACTTAAAATTTGTAAACCTTGAAATCTTAATTCATCAACCTCTATAGATCTTTGTTCAATTCTAGGAGTGGTATCTGTAGCTGGTTGAAAGCTTTGAATAATTTCTTCATAATGATGAACAGAGTTTTGAGCTTCCGTTATACTTCCATATTTTGATGCAACATAAGAATCAAATTGATCACCAAACATTGGCCAATCAAAAATTGGATCAAAAATATTATTTGCTAAAAATACTAGCCATGTATACTTTACGTCACCATAATATTCATGTGCTATTGAATCTGGTCTTTGATTAAATCCAACATTGTACTTATAGTATGATAATAGTTTTGATTTTACTGTTTTGTTTAATCTTGTTCTCAAAGTAATATCTGTGACTAACTTTTCATGAACTTTTTCAATTTGATTTCCGGCAGAGTTTGTTATGTAATCATATTTGTAATAAGTTGTTGGTAAATTTACGAAATACTGTGACATTATTCCTCCCATCCATCATTGATTTCTGCATTGTCTGTTGATACTCCTTTATAAGATAAAATAAATTCTGTTTCTCTGAAAGTTAACTGCATCTTTGTATGAACAGGCATTGGTTCTGATTTTTTATCAGGAGGATCATAAAATGCCGGGCCTTGTTGTGCATCAAAATTAAGATTCATATCAGTTAAAACAGATCTTTTAATTCCCATTTGTTTAAACTTTTTATGACCTTCTTCAGATTTAATAAAAAATTCAATAAAAAATTCATGTGGAAAATTAAAATAAATACTTTTTAAAAATCCAAAATCATTTAATTCAGGTAACATTCTATTTTTAAATTGAGTTACGATAGAAGATATTTCTTGTGCTTCAGGATAATCTCTTGGATAAAAATCAAAATCAAATTTATGTTCCCTAAAAGCTCCTGGACCTTGATATGTCAAAGCCATGTGTGGATTTACAGCAACACCAGCACCTACAGTAATTGGATTTAATACACCAGTTTGTCCCAATGATCCAACAGCCAAAGTTGCCGCAGATGTTCCTGCTTGAGAAAGTTTATCTAACCAACCTTCATTAGATGTTTTATTTGCTGAACCCATCACCCCCGCTATTGAACTTACTCCTGAACCAATAACTGCACCTATTCCCGCAACAATTGGATTGGCACTTACTAGAGATGCTAATCCTGCCGCTCCCGCTACTGTTGCCAAATTTACTCCACCTTCTTCAAAAACTCTGCCACCGACCATAGTTTCATAATTACCTTGAAAGTTTGTCTGTAATGAACCTGGTGGAATATGTAATGCAATCAAAGATGAGTTTCTTCCTGATCCTTGAGTTTGTCTATTTCTTGGGCCTCCTGGTTTTGCATAGAATAATACAAAATTTTGTGTATCGGATTCATCTGAACCAATATCTAATGGATATTTAAATATTTTTGTTTTATTACCTTGTGTGAGCTCGTAATTAGCACCGGCACGTGGTACTTGTGCTGATACTCCATTCATTACGTCATTTGGATCTGCCATTGAAATTCTCTCTAAATATAAGTATATGATATTAACCTAATTCTATTTATTCAGATGATTAAAAAAGGTAAATATAAACCAGTAAATCCAAATAAATATAAAGGTAATCCAACCAAAATTGTATATAGATCAGGTTGGGAAAAGAAAGTGATGGAAAAACTTGACTTGTCACCGCAAGTTGAACAGTGGGCTTCAGAAGAAGTGATAATTCCATACAGATCGCCTTTAGATAGGAAGATACATCGTTACTTTCCTGACTTTTGGGTGAAGTTTACGAATAAAAAGGTCGTAATTATTGAAGTTAAACCAAATAGGGAGACAAAACCTCCCAAAAAACGTGAAAAATCAAGAAAATTCATCAACGAAGCCAAAAAATACGCAAAAAATGAAGCAAAATGGAAGGCCGCAGAAGAATTTTGTAAAAATAGAGGCTGGCACTTCCTAATTCAAGATGAATATGACTTAGGAATCAAAAAGAAAAGAAAAAATGGCAAAAAGTAGTGGCAATTTAGTAGAAATTTTAACAGATGTTATAAACAGAAGGCAAATTCCGCAAGAAAACATAAGATCTGCCCAATGGTTTAGGCATCAAATAAGAGAATTTAGAAGAAACTTGACAGTAAAGTTTGATGACAAAAGTATGACCTCAGATCAACTAATAGAAAAATCAACATTAGTTAGACCAAGAAGTATTGATGAAGCAAAATTGACCATTTTTAAATATAAAGCTAAACATGAGAAAAAATTGCCATATTATGATAGATTTCCTATGTCTATGATTATTTCAAAAGAAAGTGATAGATTTTGGGGATTAAATTTCCACTATTTACCATATCAATACAGAGCACAATTATTAGATGCTGTTAGATTTGGAAAAAGAATAAGTTGGAATTCATTAAAAAAGAATAAAGTGGTCGCACCATGTATAAAACAGTATTTAATTAGTCATGTTCAAGGACAAAATGGAATGACAATTGAAGGTGTTGACCAATTAAGATTTGCAGTATTTTTACCAATAGAGCATTTCACAACAAACAAACAGAAAGTTTGGAAAGATTCATTAAGGATGTTATGAATACTAGTTCATTCACAAGACAATTTTTAGCAAATGTACAAAAACATGGTGGTATAGCTAAAGCGAATAAATTTTTAGCCCATGGGTTTTCTGGCGGATTTATCAAAACTCTACCAAAAGATGTCAAAGATAAACTTAAAGATATGAAATTTTATTGTGATATTGTCGCTTTGCCTGGGAGAAACTTGGCAACTTCACCATTTAGATCTGGTAGTATTACTAGAGAATACATACATTCTAATAATTTTGCTGGAACTATGAATCTAAACTTCACATTAACAGATGATATGTTTTTAAAAGACTTTTTTGATATGTGGCAAGATTCTGTTATTCCATTAACAGATAATGGAAAAAAATTACATCAAAATATAACAAAATATCCAAAAGATTATAGTAGTGATTTTAAAATATCAAAGTTAACTAATGATTTGATAGAAAGACCTGCAACAACAAGTTTTCAACAAGCAGGGCCAACTCAAATTGAGACAATTACTTTTGGAGAGTACATTTACAGTGTTCAGTTAAAAGACGCCTTTCCCAAAAATGTTAATCCTGTTCAATTAAGTTTTTCATCACAAGAAAATCTCAAATTGTCTGTTGAATTGGCATTCTCTAGTTGGAGCAGAATAAAATAATAATTAATAATTTGGAGATATTATGGGTTTACCTAAAATTGACATACCAACATTTACAACGAATTTGCCATCAACTGATCAAGCAGTTGTATTCAGACCTTTCCTTGTAAAAGAAGAAAAAATACTATTAATAGCACAACAAGGAGAAGACTCTAAAGAACAAATTAATGCAGTCAAACAAATAATTAATAATTGTGTCCAAAGTGAGATCAATTTGGAAACAATGCCAATATTTGATCTTGAATGGTTGTTTTTACAATTAAGAATTAAATCAGTAAGTGATAAGGTTACATTAAAATTTAGACACACAAAAACTACTGAATGTAATCATGTTTATGAATATGAACTTGATTTGAATGAAGTGAAAATGAAATTTAGTGATGATCACAATAAAGAAGTAAAAATAACTGATTCAATATCTGTATTTTTGAAATATCCAAATATTGAAACTGCAACTTTAGATTTTAATCCAAATGACTTAGATTCAATTATTGAATTTATAACATCAGGAATAGAATTTATAAAAGATGGAGAAACTTATCATGAAACAAAAGATTATAAACCAGAAGAAGTAAGAGAATTTTTAGAACAATTAAGTCAAGAACAAATGCTTAATATTCAAAAATTTTATGAAACTCAACCATCATTATCTCACACTATTGCATACACTTGTCCTAAATGTGGAGTTGAAGAAGAAGCGACTCTTAGGAGTTTGCAGGATTTTTTGGGGTAATGCTTTCTCATGAGTCTTTAGAGTCTCATTATTTAACAAACTTTGCATTGATACAACACCATAAATATTCACTGACAGAGTTAAATGAGATGATCCCATGGGAAAGACAAATTTATACAGAATTACTAAGTAATTGGTTAAAAGAACAAGAGCAAAAAGCTAAAGAGAGAGAACAACAAGCGAGAGTATAATGGCAAGAGAATCAACCATCAAACCAAGAAGAATAGGTGCTCAAGATTTAAGATTAGGTCGTGCAGAAGGCCTGGGAGAACTTGCACAATTATTCAAACAGCAAACTAGCCAAAGAGCAAGAATGGCAACTCAAGGTGTATTAACAAGTGTTGTTGGTGCAGCAACAAGTGGTGCTCCAGGATTCATGCAAGCTAGTTTATATAATGCACTTACATCAAATCCATTCAGATCAATGGCAAGTGGTAGAGCAGGAGCAACAGAACAACTGCAAAGATCTTCTGGATCAGCTACTCCTATCTGGGCAAAAAATTTAGAAAGACTTTATAAAGATCCTTTACCAATTACTGTTGTTAAAAATAAACTGCAAGCTCTTGAAATGGAAAGAGAAGCAAAAGATATAACACCAATAGTAGTTGAAGGTGATGAAGAAAAATCTGAAGATAAACAAAAAGGGTTTTTTGGAAAATTGTTTGATGGATTTAAAAATTTATTTAATTTTAAAGGCGGACTAGGTAATTTTTTAACAAAACTAGCTGGTGGTGCAGGTTTACTTGCAGCGGGTGGATTAAAATTTGCAAAAGGTATGGGATTAGCAGGATTACTAGCAACTGTATTATTTAATGACAAAATAATAACTCAATTAACAAAAGATTTTGCAAAAGAAGCTGAAGAACTGGATATTAGTAAAATAGGATTAAGACTTTCTTACTTTCTAACACAAGGAAAGGAAGGTGGATTAGTTGAAGCTTTTAAGGGTGCGGGTGAATTTGGTGCTGCAGGAGCGGCCGCAGGTGCAATGATGGGTAAAGGTATATTTTCAATACCTGGTGCGATTATTGGTGGATTACTTGGTGCAGCAATCGGTGGAATAATGGGATTTATTGGTAGAGATCAGTTAAATGATATGATCAAATTTGCTGAAACTGCATGGAACGAAAGTTGGAACAAAGCGAGAGTAGGATGGGAAAAAAATGAACTCAACAAATTAAAATCATCAGAAGAAGCAGATAAAATATTACTTAAACAAGCTCTTGAGGAAGGTGATTGGTTAGAAGCATCTAAAATTAAAACTAGACTTGCAGGAACTAGACAAGAGATACATGAGAAAGAAAAATTAATATCTGATATAAAAATAGAAATAGCAGAAAAAGAATTAAAGGAAATAAAAGATAGAGCGATGACTCTACAAAATAGAAAAAATGCTTTAAATATTGAATCAGATCACACAAAATTTGTGGATCAAAAATTTGATACAATTAAAGATGAAATAAAATTCTTGGTCGATGGTGATGAAGAACTAATGAAAAGAATATTTGCATTAGATCCCAAAGATAGAGATGGTTTTGAAAGAATAATAGATGAATTAGAAACAAAATTAAACTCTGGTAGTTTAAGTAAGTTAATAGACAACCCTTCTTGGTGGGCCGATTGGGGTATGCCACAAGATTCTGATTATGCTAATCTAGAAGGTAGAACCAAAGCGGAAACACTTATTGAAAGATTAGAGAAACTTCCTCAATGGTATATGATGCGAGCAAAAAGTGAACAATTAACAAGACAAAAATATTTTACAGAAATGGGGCTCTTACTTGGTTCGCCTGAATTTCAACTCCAAGCTGAACAAGTAACAGGAATGAAATATGGGCTTGGTGAAGATCGATTAAACGCATATACACTTGATCAGTGGATGAGAGAAGATCCTAAAAATAAATCCGCACTTGAAGGATTATTAGCAGAACAAATAAAAAATGAAAAGACTGCAAACGCCGGAAGGTTAGAAGAATTAAGTAGAATTATTTCGGGAGATTCTGGAAAACAAACTGTAATTGTTAATGCACCACAAAATGTTAATGCACAACAAGGACCAAGAATAGATAGAAGTCAAACATTTTTTATAGGGGGCCCACAAGTACAATATGGACCCCTTAATGAAAGAGGTAACTTTTAATTATCAGCTAACTTCTGAAAATATTCAAGAGATTCATCATCTTCATCTTCTGCAGTAGTCACCACAGGTTCTTCCTTTTTCATAGGCTGACCGCCCTCAAAAGGGGGCTTACTGACATCAACTGGTCCAACTTGACTCTTGGACTCCACTCGTACTTGTGGTTCAGAATCAACACCCAAAACTCTATCAAGTCTCTGTTTTAATTCTGATTCATCCTTAAATTTAGATGGGTCAGTAAATTCTGATAGTGGATATTCTTTATTCCACATTGCCTCAAGTTGTTCATCATTACCATCCAACAAAGGTGATGTAGAATCAAACTCAGATTTATCAAAGTTATTAAATCCATCAACTTTTCTAATCTTTAGTCTGAAGTTTGCTCCTTCCCAAAGATCAAATGGATTAACTGGATTCTCATCTTCAAATTGAGGATTCATTAGATCATTAATCTTATCAAAGATTTTCTTACCATATTTAAAAAGTCTAATTTGACCTTCATTTTGTGGATTGGCAGGATCTTTAAGAACCATGATGTTTGAAAGATAAACTAACCGCCTTTTCTGTTTGCGAGCGATCTCTTTATTCGCTTCAATACCAGAATTCCACAAAGTAGAATTGTATTCACAAACAGGACATTTTTTTCCAACAGTAGTTGGACATTCTTCAATATACCAACCACCAACTCCTTGAAAACCATGATTCCATGTTTTTGCCCAAGGCATATCTTCATTAGGTGGAGCTGGAAGAAATCTGATTACTGCATAACCATTACCAGATTTGTCTAGATCCGCTTTCCAGAAGCGAGTATCTTCCGCAAATCCTTTTGATGCATCAGATTGTTCTTGAAGTTTTTGATTGATTTTGTCAATTGATTTTTGACGTGAGTTTTTTAGATCAGAAAATGAATTCATCGTATCTCCTTATATTTTATTGTTTAAATGTATTTCATCTGATTCACACTATACATACCATTATACACTATTTATTACCCCATGTCAAGCCCGACTTTCATAATCTTTCTGAATTTTTCTAAATCATCAATTTTAAGAAAGTATTGGTACTTAGACATTTTTAAATAAAAATCAGGCCAGATTATTCTGTCCATGATCCTTTTGTTCCACGTGTTAGTAAAATTTAAAATTTTATCCATTATAATAACAGACTCTATACTAACATGCTTACCCAAAAGTTGTTCTAACAAAACAGGATGTTGTCCTCTTTCTACAGTAAAAATTCTATTGAAACCTAATTCCAATCCTAACTTTTTATTGTTGAAAGTGTCAATTAAATCACGAAGATGTTCAACATCCTCTTTAAATCTATATGATAAAGACTCTATTTTTTTCTTCCAATCATTATGAATCTTTTTAGAATCTTCACCATACATTTCACCAACCCACATTGAAGAATTATAAACAAAATTAGCAACAAGAAATCCTTCAATTTCTTCATGCTTTTTTAAATCTTTTGCTAAACTCTCAAAAAAGAAAACATCATTTCTATTTTTGTATGTGGTATATCTTGCCGAGACACCTCTGTTCTTAAAAGAATAATTAAAGTAATTATATCTATCAGAATTGAAGTGTCTCTTTAATGCAAGGTAAGTTTTATATACGTCAAAACCTCTCAGCATAATTATTTTTTGATAAAGTCAATCGCCTATCATTTTTATAATAAGACTTTTTGCTTTTCTTTTTAGTCTTTGTTTTTGGAGAATAATCACCAGGTACATTATCTACGGATTTTTTAGAGAATGGATTGACGTGCGATATAGGAATATCAGCACCTATATTTAACTTTTTGCCCCACTTTCTTTCATGATTTTCAAGCATTTCATACGTAATAGAGATACCTATGATCACCTCCTTTCCGCGTTAGTTAAATACTTCCGCAGAGAAAAACTTTTTGGAAAAGTCTCCCTACAGAAGTATTTATATTATATTAACATGGAATACTCAATTTGTCAATAGTAATTTGGCCAATAAAGTAAAAATCCAATAAGCGTTAATACCACGGATGAAGTGTAAAGTTCTTTTTTGATACTATTCATGCGAACCTCACATTACCATTCATAACATTTCTTTCTCTTTGTTCAAGATCATAATGATCTCTAGATCTGGAAAGATAATCCTCAATCTGTTTTTGAGTAAAGTTCATATCAAATTTAAATATCTTAAACCAATTTCTAATTTTCTCTATTAGTGTAAGTTTAGATTTTTCTTTTTCACTTTTGTATTGATAGAATGCTTGTTCAGCGTCGGATAGGTTTCTGTACTCAGCTTTTAGCCAAGATTCAAGGGATGCATCATATTCTCTTACTTCGTTATAAAATTTACGTTTACCATAGGAGTGCGGGTCTGTCACTCAGTTCCTTTCTTTTTTTAGAGATTTAAGAGGCGACAACCCCCATCCGTGCCGCCCCTATTTTATTTTACACTGTATATATATTGTTCAGTATTTACGTCAACTTTTAATCAGTAGTGATTAAAAATTAATCACATATTTGCAAAACCAGAAAATCCATGTATTAACATTACAATAACAACTGATAATGATAACCCAATCATCATCTTAAAAAAGTCTTTACCAATTAATGGAAATACTGTTTTAAACTTATACTTACCAGTTATTGTAGCAAATGCAAGTTCTCTACCTGCAAGTAAACCAACAAAAACCCAAGTTGTACTCATTGGAATATCATTGTATCCTTTGAAGTACCAAAGTATTAATGAATAAATCAAATCTACTAATGTAGCAGATCTCACATACTTTGTGTTTGTTTTACTTAACACAACTTCTTGTATTTTACCGCCTTTTTCATAAAACATATATCCCATACCACCAACAAAAACAATACTAATTAAAACCATAACTTCCATAGGAACTTCTCTTGGAAGATATACAGCAATATTTGCCATGTCATGAGATAACCAAGTAAACCACAACCAACCCGTTGTACACCATTGTGCTACACGCCACCACTTATCATGCTCTTTTGGAATATCTGTTTTTGCTTCCCAATACTTAGCAACAACCATCCAAATTAAATATGCTGCCGCGGCCGCTACCATGTAACCTAAAGCGGATTTCATTAATACTTTTTCTAATACAACTGTACTAGCAAAAGCAGATAAAACTAAAAATGTTGTACTAACAGGAACACCAATTCTTGTAAGAGCTACAAGTATTAAAGGTGCAATGGCGTGATACCATTGTACAGGTTGGTATGGTATTTTGTTTAAACGACCATATGATATATCACCCGCATTAATTACCCATCCATACCAAAGGGTCCAAAGTAAAACTATACTAGCTCCACTCCACAACACATACCATTTAAATCGTTCTGAATTAGATGCAATCCATGTACCTAATGTTTGGATTGAATCATTTGCGATGACAGAGTATGCCGCTAAGGCAAACCCCACTATTGTATATAAAGTTACTAGATCCATATTCTTCTCCTAGTGCCAGTGTTTAAACCTTATACTAACCAAACAATATATATGATTATATATGTTAAATTAGTATTAGAAGAAAAATAATTTTTAAATAGGAAGTTTTGAAGTCTTTGGAAAAAAGTTTAAAGACTCAGCATCATTTCTCAAGTTTTCTTTATTTTCAGCACTAATCAAACCTTTTACAGTTTCTGCTTCTAATCCATTTTGATCACAATAATGCAATATAGCATCAATATAATTCATTGATGTTGTACTAACTAGTTGATTTATTTCATTATTAAATTTATTTCTATCATTCAAATTGAGCATAGCTTTAGTTTTTTTGGTAGGTTTAGTCATTCAAAGTTTCAGTTTAGGTTATATAATAACAAATGGATTATTAAATGTCAAGTAGAAAATTCAGTTGTTTATGCTGAATTTTCTACTGTGATTTGTAAATTATGACTGATATGTTTTATATAGACTAAATTTAAAAACACTTGATCCAATTGTAGCAATCCAAGCGGTCATTGCACTAGAATCATCTGTACTAAAAACAAATTCAGCAGGGCCCGAACCATTAGGTGTCAATGCCAACATTGTACAATCAATATCTGCACCATTTACTCTTAATGTGAAGTTTGTACCATTACTATATCCCGCATCATATTCTTCCCATACTCCACCATCTGATGCATTATTACGTTCTTCCCATTCACCACCATTAACAAAATAAGCGTTACCGCCATAATGTCCAACATTCATATTATTTCCACCGGATTCATTACCAAATTCAGTTTTACCATTGTGTTCAACATAAGGAGAAGAAATTCCAAGATCACTATCATCTGATGTTCCAATATCAGATGTCATATTAACACAAACGAGTGTTTCTCTTTGAGCATTTGGATTACCATTACCACCAGCGGAAACTGTCCATCCTTGATGCATAATTTTTGCAGATGCGGCCGCTTCCGTGGCGTCTGCACCTAAACAACTTGTTTTTTCTGAATCTGTTAACCACTTTGGTTTACTATTTGATTCATCACTTGCTTTAAAAAGTGGCATTTTATCCTTCCAATTGTTTATTTTTATAATCACTTATTGCTGCTTTAATTGCGTCTTCCGCTAGAACAGAACAGTGTATTTTGACAGGAGGCAAAGACAATTCTTCAACTATTTCTACATTAGAAAGTTCCATTGCTTCATCTATAGATTTATCTTTAACCCATTCGGTTGCGAGAGAACTTGCTGCTATAGCACTCCCGCAACCAAAAGTTTTAAATTTGGCATCAACTATTTTATCATCCTCAACTTGTATCTGTAGTTTCATCACATCGCCACACTCAGGTGCTCCCACAAGACCAGTGCCAATGTTATTGTCAGTGGAATTAAAACTACCCACATTTCGGGGTTTTTCATAGTGATCTATTACCTTATCTGAATATGCCATTAATTTTCTTCTTTCTCTTTACCATTTTTGATTGCTTCTTTAGCGTTTTCATTATGATCTGCTAATTCTTTGTCTTCAGAATCTTCCTTATCCTTGAACCAATAATCAGTAGATTTGGCAAGAACGCCAACATAAGCACCAACCATAATATTAACTAGATCTCTATGGCCGTCTTTGAGATCCGCAAAAAATAAAAGATAAACAAGAAATATGAAAGTTATTGCATTTGCTATTGATATTGAAAATCTAGCAAACCAATTTAATAATTTTCTTCTTTCAATTCTTTCATATTTCAATGCTTCCATTGGACGGTGTTCCCATAATGCACGTTCTTCAAAATCAACCATCTCTTTAGGAGTATTTATTTTACCATCATCTTCTCTATCTTTATGTCTTTGAAATAGTCCCACACTATTCCGATCTAAGAGACTTTAGTAATGCTGAAGCAATACCGACTCTTGATTGATTCTTATCTAAGTCAACAAGTTTAATCAATAATTCTTCAAGTTTATCTGTATCGGCCAAGGTCCATCC